GACAAAGGGAAACGCCCCGGCATCATCCCTGAGCCGGGTCAGGCCGATCAGTTCCGAGCCGATGACAAAGCCGTCGACACCGCCGGCGGCGATGGCCAGTGCGGCGTGATGCAGGATGAAGCGCCGGTAGCCTTCGTCGCCGCCGGTCCAGACAACGCTGTCACCCGAGACGACGACATCGGAGACAAGCGTTCCGCCGCACAGCGCATCGATTTCGGCACGCATCGTGGCCGTACCGTCCGGCGTCCCCGTCAGTCCCGGCGCGACGCTCGCCGTCATCCGCCCGCGCCAAGGGTAGACCGGCTGGCCGGTTCCGCCGCCGGGATTTGGCAGGCCATTGCCGGCCGGTATGTCCATAAGCACGAAGGGATAGAGCACCACATTGAGGCCACGGGCCTTGAGATCGCGGATCGCCTCGATCAGCGCGGCATCGTCAGGCGTGCCGCCATAGGCCGGGCCGCCATTGCTGGTCGAAACCAGATGCGCGGTTGTCCGGTCGAGCCCACCCACCTTCCAGGGTCGCGTCTCGCCGTTGCGGGCCACCACCTCGACGCCGGGGCGGAAGCGGCAATGGCTGGCGCGCAGATCGTCGCCGAACCAGGCCGACACCAGCGCCACCGACTTGAGATTGGGGCACAGCGCCTGCAATTCGTCGATCGACTGGGTCCAGTCGGTGGACGCCTGGCGCATGTTGCGGTTGAGCAGCCGCGCCGCGCCCACGCCGGTGGACTCTCGGATTTGCGTCGTCGCATAGCCATGCTCGGTCGAACCGGGGATTAGCGCCACCGCCTCGATTGCCGGTTCCAGCCCGCCCACCGGCCGGATCACCTCGAACTGCAGCGCCGGAATCCGGTTGCCGAAATCGTCAAGCGGCAAGCGCTCGAACACAACATAGGCAAGCCCGCGCCAGGCCGGCGCCCGTCCGGCACCCTGCTTGGCTTCGATCAGCGGATCGGGCAATTGGCTCGCGGTTCCACGATAGATCCGCATGTCGAGGCTTTCGAGATCGAGCTCGCGCCCGTCGGCCCAGACCCGCCGGATGAAGGCGATCGGGCCCTCGCACAGCCCGAGCGCGAAATTGGCGTGATAATGATAGCGCTCGACCTTCGGCCCGCCGCCCTTGCCGCCCTGGCGTTCCTGCGTCACGGTTTCCTCGAACCGGGTCGCCCAGATCAGCGCGCCGGCGATGCGCATCGAGCCATGCAGGCGCAGGATCGGCGAGCCTTCATCGGCCGATGGTATCCGCGCGCCACTCAGGCCCCGCCCGGCAATGGTCCGGGTGGAGTTGATCAGCGCGGTGTCGAGCATGCCGCCGACGGTGGCGCCGATGGCCGAGCCGATCGCCGTGCCGACCGGTCCGAAGACACCGCCGAGCGCAGCGCCGGCCACCTGCAGAAGGATTGTCGCCATGGGATGAACTCGCTTTTCAGCTGGCCTGGGGAATACGGTGAACGGCGGCAATCCGCCGCCGCCAGGAGGGAACCAGCGCGCTTTCGATCACGCCAACCGGTTCATAGGCGTGGATGAAATGATCCGGATCGGAGAGAATGCCCGCATGCTTGGCGGAGACGCTGTCGCGCCAGCGGAACAGCACGATGTCACCGGCCATCGCCTCCGATAGCCCAACAGGATCGCCGCAATGCAGCCGTGCCGCCGCTAGAAGCCGCTCGGCTCCGGCCCGCTCGGCCCAGTCGGGCGCATAGGCTCCGGGGTCTTGCGTCACGCTGCCTGTGATCTCGGCCCAGACCCCGCGCACCAGCCCGAGGCAATCGCAGCCGACGCCCTTGCGCGATCCCTGATGCCGATAGGGCGTGCCGATCCAGCCGCGCGCTGCCGCGACGATGCGCTCGCCGTGAGGATCCGCGCTCATGGCACGATCGGCCTTCCGTCGTGGACGGTATCGGCATCGGCGTAGCCATAGGCAAAGTCGCCTCCGGGCAGATAGGGAAAGCCCTGAAAATTGAATCCGTTACCGAACTTGGCTGAACAGGTCTCAAAAGACTTGTCGCAGCCCGCGGTGACCGACACCTGATCCCCAGGCGCGGGCAGCCGCGCCAACGGCGACCACAGCCCCAACCGCGCTCCGCCGGGCTCAATCGCATGGCTGGAAATGTCGGCGGACAGGCCGGCAAGCAGGCCGGTCACGAAACGGATACGGCCCTGGTCGAACCAGCCCGCGGGCCGACCGTCGAGACCGCTCACGATCAACGTCATCTCGTCGCTGACCGCGACGACAGTCCCGCTCAGGGTGAACGGAGCCGCGGAGATGTCCTTGCCGCAGCGTGCGTCGCCCAGGTCGGCGTCACAGCGGCGTCCGTAGAGCCGCCCATGCGGCTGGTCGAGCGAAGCTGCCAGGCTGCGCAATTCGACCGTGAAGGCCTGTCCGGCTGTGCGGACCTCGCCCAGTTCCCGCGTCGACAGAAGCACGTGGTCGCCCGGACTCTGCCAGTTGACCAGAAAGGTCTCTACGCGGGCGCCGTCATAACGCCCGAGCGCCAGATCGTCGGCGCTGATCGACGCATCGGAAAAGGCGCCGGCCACAGTGGCGGCGTCGGCTTCCAGTCCCAGCCCGCTTTCCACCTCGCTGGCGCGAAAGCCCGTCGCGGCGGAAAACACCGTACCGGCGAATTCGATATCATGATCGTGCTCGGTGAAGCCCAGCACCAGACCGTCGGTGCGGGTCAGCCGCCAGGCGTGGCAGGTGGTGGTCGAGGTCTGCGCCAGATGGGCTTTGAGGGCTGCAGGGATGTCTCTCATGGCCTGATCTCCACCAGTGGCACGCTCGGCACCGAGCCCGCCTTGAAGGCCGCGAGGCTGATCTCGATGCGGTCGGTGTCAAAGCGCACCGGAATGTCGAAGTCGAAGCCCGCGGTCACGATCGCGCCGAGCGCCGGAACCGATCCGGGCGCAATCGTCACCATGCCGGTCGTGTGATCGACGGAGTACTCGCCCGGTTCCAGCGCCAGGCCACCGACAGCCAGCACGACGCTGCCCTCGGCGGGTTTTTCAATCCTTCGCGTGGTGGCGCCGCCGGCATCGGCATAGGTCTTCGTCAGTTCGAACAGGACCTTCACCCCGTCTCCCACCCCGATCTGCTGGTCGATCGCGGTGACCGCCTGCCCCGGCGGCGCCGAGGCATGGTCGACCGGATCGCGGAAGCGAAAGCCGTAGAGCTGGCCGCGCCGAGCTTCGAAGAACGCGGTGAGTTGATAGAGGTCGTCGAGCCCGCGCAGGCCGGTTCCGGCGTCATAGCGCCGCCGCGCATCGGCCCAGCGGGCGTTGCGGGTTTCGCCGCCGTTCGACAGCGCCACGATATCGGTGCGCCGTCCCGGCCCACCGCTGGCGCCGAGCGAAAGCCGGAGCGGAAACCGCACCTCGTGAAAACCATTGGTCATGTCTGCCTCCTACAGGCCGCGCCGGCCACGGCCGACCGCGCGGGCCAGCATGGCGGAGACCTGGGCCTCGGATTTGGAAAAACTCTGCGCATCCGGCGTGGTCACATTGAGGGTGACCTGCACCGGCTGCGCCGACCCGCCCGCGGCCACACCCAGGCGTCCATCCGGCCCGCGGGCGAGCGGCAGGATCGCTTCCGCGCCCGCCTCGCCCATCAGCCCGACATCGCCGCCCGGCATCGGGAAATAGGATGGCCCGCCGACGACGCCGCCATCGGCGAAGGCGTGCATCCGGCCCGGCACGCCGCCCCGGGCAAATGGCAACAGCCGGCCAAGGCTGCCGGTCAGCCCGGCGATCGAGTTGCTCATCAGCTGGTTGAGCGGGCGCGTTCCGGCATCCACCGCAATGCCGACCATACGGGTTCCGAGCGTTCTGAGCACGTCGTCAAGGCCGCGGCCATCGACGGTCGCGGATTTGAGCGCGCCCGACAGCGCCCCGCCAAAGGCGTCGGCCTTGCGCGTCAGCTCATCGAGTGCCCGGTCGGCGCCATTGAGATCGAGTTCGACGGAGACGTTGAGGTTCGGCTCATCGGTCATCGGCAAGGTCCTTTCGCGTGTGTTGGGCGGGCTCCCCTCGGCTGTCCGGGTAGAGCGCCATCAGCGCCTGCAGCGAGGTCCGTGTGGTCGTTTCAGGCCGGGCGTCCGCGCCGGCGAGCGCGTTAAGTTCAGTAAGGCTCAGCCGCCAGAACGCATCGGGGGGCAGCCGCAGGTGGCCGAGGCCGAAACGGAGCACGGACGCCCAGGGGAAAAACGTCCGGTCCGGCATCGTCACCTCGGTGCCACCTGCGGCCCGGGAGGGTTTTCGGGCCTGTCCGGAGCCCGGCCCTCCCGATTGGATTTTGATTGTGAAAGCCGGTCGGTCTCGGCGCCGCCGAAGCTCAGCCAGAGCAGTTCGGTTGCAATGCGGGCAAAGCCCGCCGCGCCGCCCTCGGTGGACATCGCGGCCACGTCCTCGTCGCTCAGCCGGTTGCCCGCGCCGCGCAGCCCGGCGCCGACGATGCGGATGATGTCGCCGGCAGAGAGTTTCCCGGCTTCGAAGCGTTCCGCCAGTTCCACAAGATCGTCGACGTTGAAGGCGCTTTCGAGTTCGGCCAGCGCGCCCAGCGTCAGGCACAGGAGCCTCGTCTCGCCATCGAATTGCGCCGCGATCTCGCCGCGGCGGCGGTTGGGATGAACGCTCATCGCCACCTCACACAGCTGCGAAGATTAGCGCGCCGGCCGATTCCAGCGCGATCTCGAAGGTCATCTCGCCATCGTGCCGGCCGGCATATTCGAGCGCCGTGATCTGGAAAGGCCCGGTCACGGTGCCGAAATCCGGGATCACCACCTGCCAGTCGCGGATCTCGCCGGCGAAGAACACGGATCTAGCGAGCGCATCGCTGGCCTGGTCCTTGAACAGGCCTCCACCCGACAGTGAAGCCCGCTGCATCCCGGCGCCGCCCAAAAGCTCGCGCCAGCGCCCCGCTGATTCCGCGTCGGTGATGTCGACGGCCTCGGCATTGAAGGCCAGCCTCCTTGCGCGCAGGCCGGCGATGGTGACGTAACTCCCGCCATCATCGATCTTGATGAGCAGGTCCTTGCC